ACAACTTAAAGTAGGTGATAAGATTGTTGGTATCAAAGTGAGAGCACAGGTTATCAAAAATCGTTTAGGACCACCATTAAGACATGCAGATTTCTCTATTTTCTTCGATAGAGGAATTGATAACTATGGTTCTTGGTTAGGAGTAATGAAGGACAATAAGTTAGTAAAGCAAGCCGGAGCATGGTATGAGTATATAGATACTGATACGGGTGAGGTTATGAAATTCCAATCAAAGGATTTCGCAGAGATTTTAAAAAACGAAGAATTAAAAGACCAAATTTATCGTAAGATATGTGAGGTTACAATTTTACAATATAAAAGTTCCGCTTCAGAGGAAGTTGATGAAACAACGGATGTAGCAAATGAGTCAGATTAATAAAAAGTATTTAGATATACTAAAACAAATAGATGAAGAACATAAGAGTTTTGGAGATTTACATAAAAACTCAAAAACCTTAGTTATTGATGGTCTTAATACCTTCATTCGTTCTTGGTCAACAGCACCAAATCTTTCAGATAATGGTGACCATATTGGAGGCATAGTCGGCACTCTTAAGAGTATCGGCTACGCTATCCGTTTAATTAACCCTACCAGAGTTATTATCACATTTGATGGTAAGGGTGGTTCCAAAAGCAGACAAAATATTTACGCAGGATATAAGGCGGATAGAGCTAAAAACAAAATCCGTCTTAATCGTGCTATCACTGGTGGAGATATGAATCCTGAGGATGAACAAATCTCAATGAGAAGGCAGATGGTGGGATTGGCAGACTTATTAACTTATTTACCTGTTACCATTATGTTATATGATGGAATTGAGGCAGATGATGTTATGGGTTATATCGCTACCCAATTAAGACAAGAAGGTGAGAAAGTAGTGTTAATGTCCTCAGATAAAGATTTCTTACAATTAGTAAATAAGGATGTAAGTGTTTACTCACCTACCAAAAAGAAAATATATACACCTGATGTAGTATTAGAAGAATTTGGTATTCATCCACACAATTTTATCAATTTCAGAATGATTGATGGTGATAAATCCGATAGTATTGAAGGTATCAATGGATTGGGTATCAAATCAATTATCAAAGCATTTCCAATTCTTGCAGAAGAAACTTATCATACAACTGAAAGTATGTTGGAATATTGTAAGAATGTAGATAAAAGAGTAAAAGCACACGAATTATTTGAAAATGGTTTGGCAATTTGCGAAAGAAATCGTAGATTAATGCAGTTAGCGGAACCTGAATTTAGTGGTAATCTTCGTATGAAAATTATGGATAGATACGATGAACCAACTCCTAAATTTGATAAACAAGGTTTCTTAAAAACAGGATTAAGACATGGTGTTGTGGATGCATTTAAAGATATTAATGATTGGTTACAATCCACATTTGGACATATTTCAAAATTTTAAAAATAAAAAGTTATGGCAGACAAATTAGCAAAACCGTTGGGTGATAGAGTTCTTTTAACAGAAACGGATGCACCATCGGAAAAGACAGTAGGTGGTATTATTATACCGGATTCGGCAAGACAAGAAGATGTTAAAAGAGCAAAAGTAGAAGCGGTTGGTGATGGATTATTTACACAAGCGGGCGTTCCAATCCCAATGAGTTTAAAAGTTGGTGATGAAGTTATTCTACCTGGATATCATCAAGGACAAGAAGTTAAGATAGGTGGAAACAAATATATCTTAATTAGAGAATCGGAAATATTAATGGTTATTAGATAATAAAAAAACATGGAGGAAACAAACTATGAAGTGTATTAAATGTATTAAACAAACTAAAAATTACGATTTAAACGAAATCCGTAGAACGGAAAATCAAGATGCGGAAGAAAAAGTAGCAAGTGGTGTTTGGATGTTTATTTCAAAATCAGAATGGAAACTTGCAACTAGAAAACCAAAAACCGAAGAGGTTATATCAACCGAAGTAGTTGAGAAGGTTAAATCAAAAAAGCAATTAAGAAAAGAAAAAATTAAAGAATAATGGAAGCAGTAGATACATTGGTGAAATATGGTCAATCGTATCAATCTAAAGTTGTTGCTTCATTTATTTCAGATGAAAAATTCTTAGAGCAGGTAAACGAAATTACTAAACCGGAATTCTTCGAATCTCAAGCAAACCAATGGATTGTAAAAGAAACTCAAAATTACTTTGATGAGTTTCGTGCAACACCGACCATGGAGGTTTTCAAAATCAAAGTGGGAGAGATTGAAGATAAGGTTTTGAAACAAACTGTCATTGAGCAGTTAAAGGGTGTTTATCAGCAAATAGGAACCGATGATTTACCTTATGTTAAGAAAGAGTATCTTACCTTCGCCAAAAATCAAAAGGTTAAGGAAGCCCTCTTAAAATCTGTTGATTTACTAAAATCAGGTCAATATGATAAGATTATAGACACAATGACAGCTGCATCTAAAGTAGGTGTAGAAAATGATTTGGGTTTAGATTTCATTGATGACTTTGAAAATATCTTAGAGGAAGTTAAAAGAGATTCGGTAGGAACCGGATGGGATGTTATTGATGAACTAATGGATGGTGGTTTAGGACCAGGTGAGTTAGGAGTAGTTATGGCACCTTCTGGTATTGGTAAGAGTTGGTTTCTATCCAAAATTGCATGTGAGGCTTTAAAGAGAGGTGTTAATGTTCTTCATTACACTTTGGAATTATCGGAATCATATGTAGGACAAAGATACATTACAATTCTTACAAACATTGCTACCGCAGACCAAAAGTTAAGAAAAGATGATATTGTTCGTAAAGTAAAACAAACACCGGGTAGAGTAAAAATCAAATACTATCCACCACAATTCGCATCGGCAAAAACATTATCAGCACATATTGATAAAGTTAAAGCAAGTGGTTTCAATCCACAATTAATCATTATAGATTACGCCGATTTGTTAAAGAGTGGTAATAGAGCTAGTGATGGTTTATACGCAGAATTAGGTGGTATTTATGAAGAATTGAGAGGATTGAGTGGTATGACAGGTATTCCTGTTTGGACAGCAACACAAACTAATAGAGCAGCAATTGACCACGAAGTTATCCAAGCCGATTCAGTTGGGGATTCATATAAAAAAGTTCAAACTGCCGATTTCATTATGAGTGTGAGTAGAAAGACCAAAGATAAGTTATCAAACACAGGCCGTATCCACATTGTAAAGAATAGATTTGGTCCCGATGGTATGACATTTCCTGCTAAGATAGATACTTTTCATGGTGTTATGGATGTATTTGCAGCAACATCAGTAGATGGTATGGCAGCTACAAAAGAAAGTAAGAATGGTGAAGGATTGGAAAAGAAACTTTTACATAAGAAATATGTAGAAAATATGGGGTAATAAGTATTAAAAAATAAAAAAATATTTTTTGAAAAAAACCTAAAATTTACTAAAGAAAATGGAACTATTGTCCGTTAGAGTCCATATTTATCTTTACATTTTCGGGTTTTTCCGAAAAAATTATTATTAATAAAAATAAAAAAAATTTACAAAACAATGGACATTTCGACACGAATTTTATCTGATATTACGGTGTATATGAAATACGCTAAGTATCAGCCGGAACTACAAAGAAGAGAAACATGGGAAGAATTGGTAACTCGTAATATGGATATGCATATTAAGAAGTTTCCAAAATTAGAAAACGAAATTAGAGAAAATTACAAATTCGTGTATGACAAGAAGGTATTACCTTCAATGCGTTCTATGCAGTTTGCTGGTAAACCAATTGAGATTTCACCAAATAGAATTTACAATTGTGCATTTGCACCTATTGATGATTACAGAGTATTTGCAGAAATTATGTTCCTTTTATTAGGTGGAACTGGTGTTGGGTATTCGGTTCAAAAACATCATGTTGATGCATTGCCTGAAATTAGAAAACCAAACGTAGATAAGACAAGAAGATTTTTGATTGGTGATTCTATCGAAGGTTGGGCAGATGCTATTTCAGTAATGGTAAAAGCATACTTCTTTGGCGGAAGTAAACCAGTATTTGATTTTAGAGATATTAGACCAAAAGGTGCAAGATTGATTACATCAGGTGGTAAAGCACCGGGTCCTCAACCACTTAAAGAGTGTTTGATTAAATTAGAAGGTATATTAGATGCAAAGCAAGATGGAGATAAATTAACTCCAATAGAAGTGCATGATATGGTTTGCCACATTGCGGATGCAGTATTGGCAGGTGGTATTCGTAGAGCAGCATTAATTTGTTTATTCTCTGCAACTGATGAACAAATGATTAGTTGTAAGAGTGGTGCATGGTGGGAACAAAATCCACAAAGAGGTAGAGCAAATAACTCAGCAGTATTGATGAGACATAAAATTGACAAACCTTACTTTATGGACTTGTGGAAAAGAATTGAAGCAAGTGGAGCAGGTGAACCTGGTATCTACTTATCAAACGACAAAGATTGGGGAACTAATCCATGTTGTGAGATTGCATTAAGACCTTTCCAATTCTGTAATTTATGTGAAGTTAATGTAAGTGATGTAGTTGACCAAAACGATTTGAATGCAAGAGTTAAAGCAGCATCATTCATTGGAACATTACAAGCAGGTTATACTGATTTTCATTATTTAAGACCAATCTGGCAAAGAACAACTGAAAAGGATGCACTTATTGGCGTATCTATGACAGGTATCGGAAGTGGTGCGGTATTGAAAATGAATATGAAAGAAGCAGCAAAAGTTGTTAAAGAAGAAAATAAAAGAGTTGCAGATATGTTAGGTATCAATCACTCAGCAAGAACAACGACTGTTAAACCTGCAGGAACAACATCTTTAACTTTAGGAACATCATCAGGTATTCACGCTTGGCACAACGATTATTACATTCGTAGAGTAAGAGTAGGTAAGAATGAAAGTATTTACCAATATCTTATGTTAAATCATCCCGAATTAGTAGAAGATGAATACTTTAGACCGCATGATACGGCAGTAATTGGTATTCCACAAAAAGCACCTGAAACTGCAATCTTTAGAACCGAATCACCAATTCAATTATTGGAAAGAGTTAAGAGAGTGCATAGTGAGTGGATTAAACCAGGTCATAGAAGTGGAAACAATACACACAACGTATCTGCAACCGTTTCGATTAGAGAGCATGAATGGGATGCGGTTGGTGAATGGATGTGGGAAAATAAAGATTTCTACAATGGACTTTCGGTATTACCTTACGATGGTGGAACTTATATCCAAGCTCCTTTTGAAGATTGTACAAAAGAGAAATATGAAGAATTAATGAAATCTTTACACGATGTTGATTTATCAAAAGTAGTTGAATTAGCAGATAATACGGACTTAAGTGGTGAATTAGCTTGTGCAGGAGGTGCGTGTGAAGTTAAATAAAGATGATAAGACATTATATTATTTGGAAAATGGTAGAGTGGTATTCACTCCTGAATATCATATTCAACGAGGCAACTGCTGTGGTAGTGGTTGCCGCCATTGTCCATATGAACCAAAATACTTAAAAGGAAATCAAAAACTTGATGAGGTATGGGAGAAAATCAATCAGCAAAACACAGAGAAATGACTGAAAAGATAAGAGAAGAGAAACAAAAACCAAAAGGACCAATAAAGTTTCAGTTACAACTTAATGAAGAACAAAAATTAGCAAAAGAAAAAATTTTAAATAACGCAATAACAATTCTTAGTGGTAAAGCGGGTAGTGGTAAAACACTTTTAGCTTGTCAGGTTGCATTGGATATGTTATTTAAAAAAACAATACAAAAAATAATCATCACAAGACCCACCGTTAGCAAAGAAGAGATTGGATTTCTACCAGGTGACTTGAGAGAAAAAATGGAACCCTGGATGCAACCAATATATGCAAACTTTTATCAACTTTACAACAAAGAAAAGATTGATGAAATTATAGAAAACGGACAAGTTGAAATTGTTCCTGTTGCATTTATGAGAGGTAGAACGTTTTTGGATTCATTTGTAATCGTAGATGAGGCACAAAACTGCACAACAGACCAGATGGAAATGATAGTAAGTAGATTGGGATTGAGAAGTAAAATGGTAGTATGTGGCGATACGCAACAAGTGGATTTGAAAAACAGGGGAGAAAGTGGATTTAAATTTCTCATATCAGTAGCAAGTAAAGTAAAAGATATGACATCACAAACATTATTAACAAATCATAGACATCCAATAGTAGATTCATTGTTGGAAGAATATGATATTTTAAAATCAAAAATAAACGGAAATGGTAACTGTCAAAAAATTTAGCGCAGTATGGTGTGGACCTTGTAGAATGTTAGCACCTGTAATGAATGAAATCAAAGGTAAATATCCAAATGTAAAGTTTGAAGATATTGATATAGATGAATATACATCTGAAGTAGAAAAATACGGAGTAACATCAGTTCCGACCGTAATCATTGAAAAGAATGGTGAATTGTTAGAAAGATTTACTGGTTTACAATCAAAGATAGCATATCAAAATGCAATTAATGAAGCTATAAAATAGTATGAGATTAGTAGCATTTGGCGATTCATTTACACATGGTTATGGTGTTAGTGATAGTATAAAATGGAAAGGTTCAGCGCATCCAAATAAATTTGAAGATTTTTATAGAAGAATGAACTCTTGGCCAAGATATTTGGCAGAAAAATTAGATATACCATTTATCAATATGGGACAATGTGCGATAGGAAATAAAGAAATATATGAAATAATAAAAGAGAATGTTGATGAAATTTTGGATGATGATTTAATAATTGTAGCATTTTCATTTCCATATAGAAATACAACTAGTCCAAATGATGATTATAAAAAAATAGATGAAATATTAAAAAATCACAACAGATATTATTTTAATGCATTCTATCCAACGTTTAATGATGAAGAACCAATTAATATAGATTTTAGTAGATTTATAAGACCTGATTATAGTTTTGCATCATATTTACAAAATGTTGAAAAAGCAATTCAAAAACCTCTTTTTGAAAATAATTGTTGGTATTCTCCTTTAAATATAGAAGGAAATCAACATCCAAATTTAGAAGGGTATAAACATATTGCTCAATTTATCTATGATGAATTAAAAGAAAAATTGAATTTGTTATAATGAAAAAAATTCCGTATATTAGGGTTATGTTAAAAGGTGAAGCGCATCCGATGCACAAACTTACTGAAAAGCAAGTTGAAACGATTAGAGAACTATGGAAAGTTGGACATCGTAATATAAAAGTATTGGCTAGAAATAATGGTGTATCACCTGCTAATATTAAAAAAATAGTTACAAACCAAACATGGCAACATATGCTAAAGTGGCCGTATGAAAAAGCTTAAAATGTCATTTTTTGATTTTAGTAAAACATATGATTATCCAATATTTTTACAAGAATGTTTAAATAAAGAACAAAATTCTATTTTTAGAAACATAATAGATACACATCATTCTTATGTAAAATATAAAGATGTTCCACAGAGAAGAATTAATTATTTAATTTATAGAACATCAGATAGTAAACCCATCGGCGCAATAGGAATATCTTCTTGCGTTTTAGCAATCGGTGTAAGGGATAGGTGGATTGGTTGGGATAAAGAAATTAGATTAATAAATTCAAATAAGGTAGCAAATAATTATAGATTTTGTTTAGTGCCTGATAATGGTATTAAAAATGTAGGAACAATGGCACTTAAACTATTAAGAGAAGATGGTGCTAAAAGATGGCAGGAAAAATATGGTGATGAATTAGTATTATTAGAAACATTTGTCCAACCGCTTATTGAAGGTTCTGAAAATAAAAGAAATGGTGCAGTATATCTGGCCGATAATTGGGTAATGATTGGTGAAACATTAGGAAATTCTATAAAAAAGGCACCACTATTGTTATGGCAAAAAGAAAATTCTGCAAGAGGTGAATTGGCTAGAACTAATCCAGAAGCAGCTATAGCAAAGTATGCAGTGGGGAGAGAACACTATGTTGTTACCGAATCGCCTATAAAAAAAGTTTTTGTAAAACCATTAGTAAAAAATTGGAAAGAAAGGTTATTAAATAATGAAAGAAGCAAACAAACAATATTGTGATGTATCCAGAGTTACAATTAGAGAAATAAGTCCATCAATTGCAAAAGAAATTATAGTTAAAAAACACTATACGCATGCATGGACGGCTTGTAGATACTCTTTGGGTATATTTTATAGAACCGATGAATCAAACGCATTAGGAGATAACGAAAAGTTAATCGGATGTTTAGTTTACGGATTTCCAGTAGGTGCAAGAGCAGCAAATTCTATTTCCGAATTACTTACAAAAGATAATGTATTAGAACTTACTCGTCTTTATTGTGATGATGGGTATGGTGCTAACATAGAAAGTTATGCAATCGGACAATCATTCAAATGGTTTAGAGAAAACGATAAAGCAATTAAGGTATTGATTTCCTACGCAGATAACGGACAGGAACATTTGGGTGGTATATACCAAGCAACGAACTGGATATATCAGGGAATGAACACAGAAATTGCTTTAATGCCCAATTACGGAATATCTTTATCAAACAACCCATACGATTGGATTCATAGTAGGACAGTATTCTCAATGTGGGGTAGTGGTAATTTAGAACACCTTCGTAGAGAAATCGGAAAGCAAGGATATAAAGAGTTTTGGAGAAGGGAAGAACCACCAAAGCATAGATATGTGCAAGTAATTACAGGTGATAAAAAAGAAAAGAAAGCAATCTTAAAATCACTAAAACACGCAGTAAGAGAATATCCAAAGAACGCAAAAGAATTTAATAAGGATATAGAACATCACCTAACAATAGCACCCGAAACAGAATTAGCAAGTAAGTTTTGGTAATGTGGTATATTTTCCGTATATTAGATTATAACAAAAATAAAATCTGAAATATGAAAAAAAATTCTAAAATTAAATTTATTGAATTATTACAACACGATTTATTAAGACCTAAACAAATTATAAAAATAGATGGTGATATAATACCACAAAGCGGATTAACAAGTTGCGTTTACCAATATTATGATGTTATAAACAAAAAATGGTATATTGGTATGCATTTAGATACCGGAAAAGTTTATTGGACATCTACTACAAACAAAGAATTTAAAAAAATTTTAACAAACCATAATTCTCAACTAATTTTAACGATTATTAAATGGGGGTCTGTGCAAGAAATGTATCAGTTAGAGCATGAATTACTTTCCAAAGTAAATGCTAGGGATAATAAAGATTATTATAATTTATCAAATGGTAAACCTGGTACAAAAGAAATTAATTATAAATTAATAAATCAAATTGCATTAGAGTTAGATTGGATAAGAGATGATAGAAATGATAAAACTATCAATGATTTTCAAATTTTAAAATATACAGATAATTTAAACAATATAATCTTTGGATTTAATTTTCTTTTAGAAAAAAATTCAATTAGTGATTTATATAATCATCCAAAACTACAAGTAAGAGCGGAAACTCTTGATAGAGAAAATATGGATAAAATTAAAGGTAGATTATCAATACAGGGTAATTCCGAATTTACATCTCCGCCAATTTTTCTAAAAAATAGAACATATAAAGGTGTGTTTTATAATTATTTATTAATAAGTGGAAACCACACAATAACTTCATATTGGGAACTTGGGACTCCATTTGATGAAGCAGAAATAAATTGTATCTTTATACCAGAAGAAATACACCAAAAGTTTTCAGATATAGAATTGCATATATTAGGAAATGAATTAAATTCTGAAAAACGTGCATCAAAACCGTTTTCAAAAGATGATGCTTTTCGTGAAGGTTTATTTTTACATGAAGAAGGCAATTCTTGGAAAACTAAAGAAGTTTATGCACAATGGATAAGACGTGGACTTACACCAGCAAATGTATACAATGTTTGGGATAGAATAGACCAAGAAATTATTAATATTAAAATGAGAAAATCAAATATGATTGTTATGGATTATGAGGGTGACCACAAATATATTGTTGATGAATTAATTAAAAATACTCCAAATGATATTTTTGCATGTCATTACTCAAGTGGAGCACCAGCATTAGACCGTATATTAATAAGTTATTGGGATACTCAAGAAGATAGAGAAATAAATAAATTAAAAAAACAAAAATCTATAAGAGTTTATATAACACATCCAAGCGAAACCGTTAAAAATAAAACATGGCCTAAATTAAAAAATAGATTTGAAAAAATTCAACGTAAAGAAAATGGAACGCATGTTGAATATGTTGAATTAGAAATGTATACAGAAAAAGAAATACGATAATATGAAATTTTGGGACACAGGCGAAGAAACAAATACCGAAACATTTGATTTCGAAAGAGAGAAAAAAGCATTGATAGATAATTTAGATTACCTATTTGCAATGTCCGTTCAGGAACAAACTCTATACAAAAAATGGTTAGAGTGGAATGAAGATTTGCATGGTAGTATGAAACTACTTCCTGCACTTCATGCACAATACGATAAGATTTGGAAACCGAAAGATATAAACGATAAAGAAGGAACTATTGCAGAAATTCAAAACATGCAACCTTATGTAGAAATCGTTGAAGAAGGTGAAGAAGCAACTAAGTGGACTTATATGAGAAAGTTAATTAGTTCAATGGAGTTCACACCAAATCCGGGTAGAAATGTAAAAGCATTCGTAAAGGATAGAGTAAGTGGTAAAGTATTGGGTGTAATATCATTGGGTTCGGACGTTACTTCAATGGGTGTAAGAGATAAGTATATTGGGTGGACTAAAGAAGATAAATTCGAAAAAGGTAAGTTAAACAATACCGCAATCGGAACATCTATTATCGCAACTCAACCTTTGGGTTACAACTTTTTAGGTGGTAAATTGGTATCAGCATTAACAACATCCCCCGCATTTAGAGAGCATTGGAAACAAAAATATGAGAATGTTCTAATCGCAGTTGGAACAACATCGCTCTATGGTATTCACTCACAATACAATGCTATTCCACATTTCAAAACATTAGGTGAAACAGCGGGTAAGATTAGTATTAAACCTGATGATAAGTTTTATGACCCTTGGCATCAATGGTTGAAGGTGAATAGAGCAGATTGGTATGCAGAAGAAATCACCGAAGAAAGAGCAAGAAATGGTGCAAATATGGGTTATGATAGAAACGGACCTGTAAGTGGTATTAAACAAAAGATAATTACAAAAATATTCAAAGAATTGGGTATTAAAGCAGACCAATATCATCACGGATTTCAAAGAGGTGTATACTTCGCAATGATGTATGAAAATGGAAATGAATTCCTTTGTGATAAAATTACTGAAGATAAATTAGTAATGAAGGATAAGTTTGTAGAAGGTGATGATTATACAATCCGTTGGTGGAAAAAACAAGCAATCAAACGATATTCAAAATTGCACGAAGAAGGTAGATTAAAACCAGAAACTCTGTTTTACGCGGATGCAATCGGATTGACTTGGGAACAAATGAAAGACAAATTTTTAGCAGACGTAGGAAGATAAAATATGTATCAAAACATTTATTACGAAAGAACAAAAAACACAATTCACATTTGGGATGATGCCCGTGGTTACTTTACAATGCCATATCGAAAGTATGCATACAAAAAAGACCCATACGGACAGTATCGTTCTATGAATGGTGATAAACTGACACGAATTTCAAAGTGGGAAAAGGATGAGGCAGATGACCTTTTTGAAAGTGATGTGCCGGAAACTACAAGAGTATTGGTTGATATGTATGATAGTGATATCCCATCCACAGGTCATAGAATAATGACGTTTGACATTGAGGTGGAAATGATATCAGGTCTACCAAACACAAAAGAAGCTCAAAACGAAATCACAGCAATTGCTGCACATGATAGTGCAACAAATTTATTTGATGTTTTCGTATTAGATAAACAAAGAAAAATTAAGAAAAATGAGAACAAGTTTACCAAAGATGGTAGAGAAGTTAGTGTTCACATTTTCGATAACGAGAAAAATCTCCTATTTGCTTTCCTTAATTACTACGAAGAAGTTAATGCAACTATTCTTACGGGATGGAATATAGACTTTTTTGATATTCCATATTTGTATAATAGAATTAAAAATGTTTGTGGTGAAGGACATGCGAAAAGATTATCCCGTATCGGACAATGTTTTTACTCACCTTACAGAGACAAGTGGACTTTCGGTGGTGTATCTATTTTAGATTATATCAATTTGTATAAACAATACAACTTTGGTTTGGAAAGTAGTTACACCCTAAACCACATAGCAACAAAAGAGTTGGGTAGAGGTAAAGTAGAATATGAAGGTAGTTTGGATGATTTATTCGAAAACGATTTAGAAAAGTTTATTGAGTATAACATTGTGGACGTTGACCTTGTTGTGGCAATGGATGCAAAACTGAAATTCATTGAGTTATGTAGGGCAATTTGTCACGCCGGTTATGTTCCGTATGAAGATTACATCTATTCATCAAAGTGGTTAGAAGGAGCGTGTTTATCTTATCTTAAAAACAAAGGATTAGTAGCAACCAATAAACCAAAAGATAGAAAGGAGAGAATGCAAGCACTACGAGATAATGATGAAGAAAAATTCATTGGTGCATATGTAAAAGAACCTATCGTTGGAAAGTATGATTGGATTTATGACTTGGACTTAACATCTCTATACCCATCAATCATTATGACTTTGAATATCAGTCCTGAAACAAAGATTGGTAAGATACAAAATTGGGATGCAGAAAGATGGATTAAAGGTGAAGATGTAGGAACTTATACAATCGTTGGAAAAGATGATACATACGAATATACAAAAGAGGAATTGGCAGATGTAATTAAAGATAGTAATTTGGGTGTTGCAGCAAATGGAGTTTTATATAACCAAGATAAGCCGGGTTTGATTGCAGATATTCTAAACGATTGGTTTCAAAAACGTGTGGAATATCGTAAGTTAGAAAAGAAATATGGTGAGGAAAAAAATACCGAACAATATGAGTTTTATGGTAAAAGACAACACGTTCAAAAAATTCTACTAAACTCAATGTATGGTGTATTAGGTTTGCCGGCGTTTCGTTTCTATGATGTAGATAATGCAGAAGCAGTAACTCTGACAGGACAAGTTGTAATTAAAAAGACAGCTGAAATGGCAAACATCAAATATTGGAAAGAGCTAGGAACAAAAGAAGATTACAATGTTTATATAGATACCGACTCAATTTATATGATGGCAGAACCTTTGGTAAAGCATAGATACCCTGATTATAAAAACTTTGATGAAGAAAGAATGGCACAAGAGGTAAACACTATTGCAGAGGAAACCCAAACATTCTTAAACAAATTCTATGATATGTTGGCAGAGAGATTTTTCTTCATACCAAAAGAGAAGCATAGATTTGAAATTAAAAAAGAATATATCAGTAAAGCAGGATTTTGGGTAGCAAAGAAAAGATACGCACAATGGATGATTTTGAAGAATGGTATTCCGTGTGATAAGTTGGATGTGAAAGGATTGGATGTAGTTCGTTCTTCGTTTCCAAAAGCATTTCAGGAGTTTATGGCAAGAACTCTAAAAGATATTTTAATGGGTAAGGATAACGCATTTATAGATGATTCATTACTTACTTTCAAAAAGAGTATGGCAGGATTGCCTGTAAACAAAATTGCAAAGGGTGGAGCAATTAAAGAATTGAGTAAGTATGACAACGGTAGTTGGGTTAAAGGTAAAGCAATAGCAGACTTTGAGAAAGGAACACCTGCACACGTTAAAGCCGGAATAGCATACAATAGATTATTAAAATTCTTCAACTGTCCATACAAACACGAACCAATCAGAGATGGTGATAAAGTAAAGTGGGTATATCTTAAAACAAACCCATTGGGATTGGAAGGATTGGCATTTAAAGATTATAATGACCCTAAAGAGGTTATGGATTTTATCGAAACTTATATTGATAGAGATGAAATTTACAAAGCAGAATTAGAAAATAAGATTGATGACTTTTACAACGCATTGAAGTGGGAGAAAGTATCAAATGAAACAAAAACAGCACAGAAATTTTTCGCATTTTAATTATGAAGGCACTTAAATTTTGGAATCCAGAAGAATTTGATATTGCATCCTACAAATGGTCAATAAAAGAAAGAGTAGACAAAGAAATATTGGGAAACGGTTCTGATGAAGGAAATTGTTATTATACATTTAACGAATTAGGATTTAGAGAGATTCTCCAAA